AGTTATTGATTGGGTGGTAACATGAACGATAAGGTACTAATTACAGGGCATAGAGGTTTTATCGGACGCTATGTTTTTGCTGACTGGAGACGGACCCACGGGTATCTGGTGAAGGGTATTGACCACCCTAATGACATAGTAGATTTTGAACCAAATGATTATCAATTGGTTATTCATCTTGCTGCATGGGCTGATATACGTGAGAGTATGGAGAAACCAGAAGCATATTATGAGAATAATGTAGCAAAGGCAAAACCAATATTTGATTGGTGTGGTCAAACTAAGACTCGTCTTTTATACGCTTCATCTAGTGCTGTAGGGGACTCCTATTGGGAGAATCCTTATGCTATGACCAAATGGATTAACGAACAAATGGCACCCCCTAACAGCGTAGGGATGCGTTTCACGACGGTTTATGGACCTGAGAGTAGGGACAATATGATGTATGGAATGTTGAAAGATGGGACTGCACCTTATGTAACCAACCATAGAAGAGACTGGATTCATGTTAAAGATGTGTGTAGAGCAATCAGATATCTTGCTGCCAAGACAGAAATAACTGGCCCTGTACCTGTTGGATATGGTTCATCTATTCCAGTAAAGAGATTAGCAGAAGCAATGGGACATCCTAACCTCCCATTAAAGACAGATACACCTGGAGAGGCAGAAGATAATGTAGCAGATATATCCATTATGTTAAGTACTGGATGGGTTCCTAGAATAGGTATTTTAGATACAGTAGATGCCGACGTATAGACACAAGGATACTGGTAAGAGATTTCTTTTTGTTCATATTCCCAGAACTGCTGGTCGTTTCTTTGAGAATAATTTAGAACAGAATGGATTTGAATCAGAGCAAGAAGAGATTTGGGAGAGTGTTGAGGGAATAGAACTTGCTCATTTTCATAAAGAATTGTATGAGAAGCATTTAAATGTTAAGGGTATTCCTCATATAGGGATTATAAGAAATCCTATTGATAGGTTCTTGTCTTGTTCTATCTTTTTAAAAAGGATGTATGGTGAGGATATACAAGAATCAATGGAGGATCCTATGATGTTTCATTCTATGCTTGAGTACTTTCCTTTTCCAGAAGCAAAGAATTGGTTTAGACCTCAAGTGGATTTTCTTACAGATCAGACTCATATATGGAGATTTGAAGATGGGTTTAAAGAGGACTTTGGAAATTGGATCAGTGAGAAATTAGAAATGGATTTTACTGTAAGGGAATTGACCTCTGTTTATAGTCACAATCATCTGGGGCAGAAATTGTTACTGGAATATTACAATAAAGACCACGAGTCCAAAAAACTTGACAGGAGTGCTAAACTGGTAAATAATATCACGGCCCTTTATAGGAAGGACATTGAGCTCTATTACCCCGAATTGGAAACACCATTCGAAGAAGGATCCTAAACGGACCTTAAGACCGCAAGCACTGCGATCTGCAAAAGCACGAGTAAAACACTTTAAGAAGTGTCACAAAGGTCGTCTAAAGGGCGACCTTTTACAGTATATTGGCCACATACAGAAAAACACAGATGGCAGTTCAGCAAGAAATCAAGTCCCAACTAGCAAAGTTGCTTGCTACTGAAGATCTAGTAGTAGAGCACAAGCAAGTAGAGACGGCACAATTCAATGTTCAGACCCGTGTTCTTACGTTGCCAATATGGGACAAGGCTAGTAATGATGTATATGATATGTTGGTTGGTCACGAGGTAGGACACGCACTATTCACACCTGATGAGGATTGGACAGAGAAGGTAAAGATTCCTCAACAGTTTGTGAATGTATGTGAGGATGTAAGAATTGAGAAGTTGATGAAGCGTAAGTATATGGGTATTGCCAAGACTTTCTATAGAGGATATAATGAACTTAATGATAAGGATTTCTTTCAGATAGAAGATGAAGATATTACTAAGTTTAATCTTGCTGATAGGATTAATTTATTCTATAAGGTGGGTTCGTTCGTTGATCTGGTTTTTTCAGATACTGAAAAGAAGATTGTCGATCTAGTTGGTTCTGCAGAAACCTTTGATCAGATGCTAGATGCTGCAGTAACTCTATATGATTATTGTAAGCAGCAGCAGGAACAGCAGCAGAAGGTGGCTAATATAGATGCTCATAATCAGGAGAAGCAAGACATTAAGATGGACTTCCCACAACCAACTGAAGAGGATGGTGAGAAGGAAGAGTCTGAAGGTAAGTCACCACAGTCTCCACAAATGGATGCAAGTGGGGATGATGGAGGAGATCTACCAGAACAATCAGAACCAGAATATGAACCTGATGTTCAGACAGCAGATTCACTCCAAGACAATCTTCAAAGTCTGGTAAATAAGGATGGTGTTGATAGTGTGTATGTTGAGGTTCCTAAGCTAAACCTTGATAATGTAATCATTGATAATGCAGAGATTCATGCACATGCTGATCTTCATTTTATAGAACAGCAAGAAAAAGCAAATGAAATTTTATATAGAGAAGGAATAAGTAAAAATCTTTATGAGGAAGCAGATGGAGAGTATGTTAAGTTCAAAAGAGATGCCCAGAAAGAAGTTAGTTACTTGGTTAAAGAATTTGAATGTCGGAAGGCAGCTGATAATTATGCTCGTAGTACTACAAGTCGCACTGGGGTGCTCAATACAGCAAAGCTTCATACGTATAGATTCAATGAAGACCTTTTTAAGAAGATCAATGTTGTTCCTGATGGGAAGAACCACGGATTAGTATTCATACTTGACTGGTCTGGTTCTATGGCATCAGTAATGATGGATACTGTCAAGCAACTTTATAACCTTATATGGTTCTGTAGAAAAGTTAATATTCCTTTTGAGGTTTATGCTTTTACCCATGAATGGCACAGATCTAGACTTGATCATTATGAGAGATCATCATTTAATAATGAAATATATGATAAGAAAGAATATGTATTTCAGATTGATGATACATTTGCTCTTATGAATCTTTTAACCAGTAAGGTTAATGCAAAGACCCTAGAGCATCAGATGATAAACATCTTTAGAACTGCTGCATCTTTCAATCAGAATATCAATACATACTATGCTTATCCTTCAAGATTACAACTTTCTGGTACACCTTTGAATGAGACTTTAGTTGCACTTCATCAGATACTTCCACAGTTCCAAAAGGAGAATAAAGTTCAAAAGGTTCAGTGTATTGTATTGACTGATGGTGAAGCAAATACTCTTGCATATCATAGAGAAGTAACACGTACTTGGAGAGATGGTGAAGATGATACTTTCTTGGGATGTAGAAGACTTAATCCTCAGACTAGTTTCTTAAGGGATCGTAAATGTGGTAAGACATATGCTTTCGGATATGATTATCATGAATTCACTGATACTCTTTTAACTAACCTTAAGGATAGATTCCCAACAGTTAATTTTATTGGGATGAGGTTACTTGCTAATCGTGATGCACTTAGGTTTGCTAAATGTTATCACTCAGAATATAGTAAGGAATATGCAACTATCCAAACAAACTGGAGGAAACAAAAAAGTTTCATTATAAACAATTCTGGTTATGATGCATACTTTGCACTTTCAGCATCAAACCTTGCAGATGATGTAGAGTTTGAAGTAAAGGATGATGCAACAAAGGCTCAGATTAAAAGAGCATTTGTTAAATCTCTTAAGACCAAGAAACTAAATAAAAAAGTTCTTGGTGAATTCATTCAATTGGTGGCTTAATTATGACTAAAGATTACATAAAAGATATTCCAAATTGGGAAAAAGAGTATCTTACTATGGAAGGAACTCAATTATCTAAAAGGGATAGAGAACTTCTTGGAGGAGATCCCATCAAGTCACATGAAGGGATGGTATATGGTAGAATGTATGCAGACTGGAAAAGGAGGAAAGAATTATAAATATAAAAAAAGTGTCAAACACGATGAAGACATATCAAGAATTTATGCAAGAGAGTAGTCTCTCTAGGATAAAAAGTAAATCTGATAAGAGTGGTATAGCAACCCTCTCTGCTGATCGTGGTAACAAATCTAGGAAAGAGAATCAAGCAAGGTCAAAGCAATTACAAAAAGATATTCGTGGTAAATTTGGTAGAGGGCCTACTAAAGTAAAAGGGTCATATTTAGAAAAAGATAAGAAAACAGGAGAGGAAAGAAAAGTAAAAGAGAAAAGTTATGCAATAGATCGTGGTAAGATGAGTAAGAAGAAGTTTAAGAAAGAAGTCAAGAAACTAGGTAAGAAGTATGGGCAGGACTCAGTGTTGACACAAACTAAAAAAACTGCTACACTTCATAGAACAAGAAAAGGTGGATTAGATAAAAAGGGAGAAAATGTGGGTAGGTTCAAACCTCAAGGTAAAAACCCATATGGGCAATCTCAAATTAAAGGAAAAACTTTCTCATACGGAGATTAAATGACAAAACTTTATGATGACTCCAACTGGAGAGAAGAATACAAAAGTTACACCAGTAACGCAAGGCATCTTGAATTGCTAGAGAATGGGCCTAAGCAACTTTCTCAAGCATGGATATTGGGTGCTTTGTATAATAAATGGAAAAAGATGAAGGGATATGATAAATTGGATCCAAAGGAGAATGAGGGTCAATTACAATCATCTATGAAGGAGTGGGAAGCAAGTATTAAGAAATATCAACATTAACGCACATAGGGTTTAAAGACCCATTCTATGCCTTATAGTGGCCATATTGAAACAAACACTACATTATGTCCTTTGTTGCTGATCCAAGAATGACTGCTGATAAAATCATTGAAGACCTGAGAGGGTTATTCGGAACTGAGTTCACTGCTGCTGACGTTAAAGGTTATTGCAGATCTCATGATGTTTCTTATCAGACAGTCACAAAGAGAATAGAAAAATATAAAGTAGGTCGTGGTAAATGGAACCTAGAAGTAACCTTGGAAAAGGTGAAAGAAATAGAAAAGGCATTTGCTGCACCAGCAGTTACTTCAACTGTAGATCAAAACCTAGTTCCAGAGAAAGATGATACATTCGTCCACTTTGGTCCTTTTAACGATCTTAAGGCCATTCTCAAGTCCCGTTTGTTCTATCCTGCGTTCATTACAGGTCTTTCAGGTAACGGTAAAACGTTTGGTGTTGAGCAAGCGTGTTCTCAACTCAAAAGGGAATTGATCCGTGTAAACATTACTATCGAAACAGATGAAGATGATCTCATTGGTGGCTTCCGCCTTGTTGACGGTGCAACCGTCTGGCACAACGGTCCAGTTATTGAAGCTCTCCAGCGAGGGGCTATATTGCTCCTTGACGAAATCGACCTTGCCTCAAACAAGATACTCTGCCTCCAACCAATCCTTGAAGGTAAAGGAATTTTCCTTAAAAAGATTGGAAAGTTCATCGAACCAGCAGCAGGGTTCAACGTCATTGCAACCGCAAATACTAAAGGTAAAGGTTCAGACGACGGAAGATTTATTGGAACTAACGTGCTCAACGAAGCCTTTCTTGAAAGATTCCCAGTAACATTTGAACAAGATTATCCAGTACCCTCTGTAGAGAATAAGATTCTCCTAAAGGTTGCATCTAGTTTAAAGGTTAGTGATACTGATTTCTGTAAGAGATTAGTAGACTGGGCAGATATCATCCGTAAGACATTTTATGATGGTGGTATTGAAGAGATCATCAGTACTCGTCGGTTAGTTCACATCTTACACGCATACAGTATCTTTAAGGATAAGGCAAAGGCAATTGGTGTATGTGTTAATAGATTTGATGATGAGACTAAGCAGTCCTTTATTGAATTGTATGATAAGGTAGATGCTGATTTTGATTTTGAAAAGGCAGAAGATCAAGCATATGCGGAGGGTGTATAATGAGTAGGAAAATTCACACTGATGAGTACATGCAAGCAGGATGGAATGATTGCCCACCTGGTGCTCATCCTTATGTAAGAGGTTCACGTCACAACAAAATTGGGATGTGGATTATGTGGACCTATTATGTCTTAATCATTTTTATGGTTAGTAGACTTATATGGGTATTAAACACATGAAGATAACTGATCATACTGGACAAAAGACAAGGGGGTTGCTATAATATGGCTTGGTGGTTATTAGATTCAATTATCAATGGTACTATGGAAAAAGATTATCCAATAAAAGAAATGGACTTTAAAGTAGAAGGGGATGATATACAACATTCTGAATATTACTATGATTATGATAGGAATGGTTTGGATGAGAATCCATTTGAACAGAACTTCCTAGCAGATAATGATGATCAAGCAGCACATCACTTTATAAATAACGAGGTTCAACAAGAAAAGGAGTCTATGGCGCATTATTTTAAATATCATGAAGAAGAAATCCTTAAGGATATTGAGGAATATGTATCAGGTACTTATAGAGGACACTACACAGGTGATACTCATGAGTATCGTAATGTTCAAACTTTAGATCTGATGGCAGCACGATCACTTGCATCTGCTTTCTGTCAATCAAACATTCTAAAGTATGGTAGTAGGTATGGAAGTAAAGATGGAAAGGAAAAGAAAGACTTGCTTAAAGTGATTCATTATGCTATGCTATTATTACATTTTGATGAGC